ATTTCTTAGCCTGTATCCAGTGCCATAGTGCTGGAGCAGCACCTCTTTGTGGAGGTAGTCCTCCAAAGAAGGAGCCACGTCTACGTACTTACCCTCTGTGTTCTTAACCACCTCTGAGTACAGCGGCACAGTAGCGGGGAATGGATTAATTCGTGTCTTAGACACACAGCCCATTACTTTTTCACGGTCTCGTATAAACGGCTGATTGCCGTAGGTAGCTAGTCCGCAGATGTCACGTATAGCACCGTCTATATCGTCTTTAAAGGCCTGTAGGAAGTCAATCGGCACTTCCTCCACCTCACTACCCTCAGCAGGGGGCTGACCGTCCAGAAGCAATTTATGGCCTATTGTCTTGTTGCCTATCTGCACCCTGAACTTCTTAGAGCTATACATTCCCGCTGGCTTCATCTTGTAGATAGAGGCAACTACAATACGGGCCTTTTTACCACCACAGGTATGAGGTAGCTCCTCACACCTACAATTAGCATTCTCACTTTCAATTGTTTTAATATGCTCTTCTAGGAAGTCAGTAGTAGACTGTCGAGAGCTTACGTTGCACAGAATACCGGGGAGCTTGCGCTTGTCGGCAGCGAACCGGGACATAATACGCTTAAGTACGTTTGTATACACTTGGAACGCCTGCGTTCCTATCTTGCCTTCTGTATTCTTAACGGTCTTTAGCTCTTTAAAGTTGACCTCGTCAAGGATGCCGCCAATGACGTTAGTAGAAATGGCACTGTTAGGCCTAGACCCTAGAATGATCTTAATGTTATTAGGAAGTTTAATAGCATACTTCAGATCATCATCAGCAGCGTCATCAATAACTCTGCGCTTATCTATAGGGAAGTTCTCTCTAAAGTAAGGGGCGTTGTTAACAAGGCCTTTTAACATCGTGTAGGCAGACAGGTCTGCTCGCTCTTTAGTTACGTTAAACAGAGAGAATACAATAGGAGCAGAACTCATCAGCTTGTAGTAGGAGTGAGGATTTCTAAGACAAGAAAGCTCATACAGCTTAAATGCGTTCGCAAACACTGCAAACGTCGTCTTCCCTCCACCGATGCTACCTGTAGCTATATGCTCCGTTATGTGACTGTCAGGGGACAAAGTGATACCAAGCTCATGCTTCCAGAACGGGTATAGCTGCTTGAAGTCAGGGCCGAAGTAGTAATTAGTCTCCACGCCCATTTCATCAATGTAGTTAGCTTCCATTGCTTCTTGTATCGAGACAGGGAGCCACTTATAGTCGTACTCCCACAGTGTATTCAGCTTTAGAGAATCACTCTCCGTGTGTAGAGAGTCAATAGCCCACTGCTTTTCAGAAGGGGTCAAAGAGTCCCAGAACGACCTGTCCAGATGCATATCTTCTTCCAAGAGCTTAGCTAACAGTAGCTCTTGGTCGGACGTGTAATTCTGTTTCTTCTTCTTTATCATCTGCCTTTTGCACCCTTAGCTTTGTCTAATAGGTCTTGCAGCTTAGCTCTAGTATTCTCACGCACCGCAGGGTCTTTAAATACTTCTTCTCCGTGCTGTGTGATCTTCTTAAGCTTTTGAGGATCTTCAAACTGTTTAGGTATGCTATTAGACTGTTCAATCATTTCAGAGATCTGGTGAAGCGTATTGTCTATCTTCTTCTCAAGAAGCTCCAGCGTCTTCCTAAGGTCTGCTCCATCCATAGAATCAATAATGTCTGGGTGTAACAGCCGGTCTTCTATGATATCTGAAGACTCCATCCACTTAAGGAGTTGCGACATTCTATTTTGAATAGTTACAACTAAAAAGATCTGTGCTTTTTTAGCGTGAGACTCCAGCCGCTCATCTATTAGACGAATGGCTTCAGCGTCCAATAGACTTTCATTCAGGTTAAGCCACCTGATGATAGACTCTAAAGACTTAGTGATCTCTGTTTTCTGTTGCTTTCGGACTAAATCTTCTTCTGTAGTAGAAGCTACTAGCCCCCTGTCCTCTTCAGGCTGGGTCACTTGCTTCCGTAGCTTCTCTTCCGCCAGCTTCAACTTGTTCTTTAAGCTTGGCTTTTCTCTTCCTCTTAACCGTTCTATTTCTATTTCCACTTGCGTATGCAAGATTTTCTCTGGCGGTAGCTGCGATGGATGACTCCCCGGCTCTCTTTCGTGTATCTTTTTTAAGGTATCGTCGCTTAAGCTCGGTAATTTCGCTGTTTTTGATCCTTTCTTGGGCATCTAACATCTCCTGTACCTTATTTCTATGCGCTTTAACCTCGCTTTCTTTCAAAGAAAAGCGTTTAGCTAGTCTTGTTATAGTGTCTGGAGTGTTGCTTTTCTCTAAAGCATCCCAGATGGTGATAGCAATTAAAGCGTCATACACAGACTTCACAGAAGGCACTTTGATAGTCTTGCCGCCAAACCGATCAAGAAAGGACAGTACTGAATCCCTGCCGAACGTATTAAATATCTCAGGTAACAGCGTGTGCCTAGCACACAGGCACAAAATTGCGTTTACTGGGTCTAGCCCTCTGGAGAGCTTTCTGTCTTCTGCCAGCACTTCTTTTAACTTCCACGTAGCTATTTTCATAGTCTCCTTAGCCTGCCTGACTGGCTATCTTGTAATAAATAGGGTTCAATGCGGAGTTTTCATCAGACAACAAGGTGCGTATGTCTGTAGTGTTTCTCAATTCTTGAATAGCGTCTTTCAGTGCTAGATCCACATAGTCTTCATAAAACTGAGCGTTTGAGATCTTCCCGCCTATTTTTCTTATTTGGTGTTTCTTGACTTCTCCGTTCTGAAATATCTTGCACCTTATGATATAGTGGCAAACATCGAATTCTTCATTTTCAAACCGGCTAGCTATGTTGTCCAGAACCATGTCGTAGATAATAAACGGTAGCTCTGCTACAAATACTTCTTGGTCTGGCTTCTTCCAGTTGTAAGACCCTACAGGAGGAAGGGCGTTGTTTCCAAAGAAGTCATATATAATAGGCTTATTCTGGTATACTGCTTTTAACATAGCACGTATGCCTACCTTGTAGTACAGGTTAAAATGAGCAGTTATGCTATACGGTCTTGGCTTTATCTTTCCGTTAAGGATTTTCCAGTATTCATAAGACCCAAGAGAAATTAAGTCGTCTACATCGTCTTCTTGAACCCCTCTGAAGTTACTGCGGACAATGATACCTAGGATAGGTAGGACTGAATAATAGCAAGGGTCTATGATGTCCTTAAACCTCTTCTCCTGCTCTTCTGTTCTTGGGTCTGTGACGGATAGGTTGTATAGCTCTTCACACAACGCTACTGATTTTTTACTATCATAATAACCTGTTACTAGCCTTCTTAACTCTGTCATAAATAAAAGCGCCTTATGTTGAGACGGGTGATATAGGCATCACGGGTCTCAACATAAGGCTAACCCTATATATTTCTATTACGTTAGGCTATGAGCATTTACTACTACCGCACTGCAAGCAGATGTGACACCCCTCACTGAACACCAGCTTAGAGCCGCAGGACATACATAGCTCACCAGACACCGTGCCGTCCTTAATATAGTGCTTAAGGATTCTAGCCATAACCTTGGAGAAAGAGTGCATACCGGAGTCTACATCCCGGCCTAGCTGCTCCACTACAAAGTGTAGAGGCACTCCGTGCCTCAAGGACAGGGAAGTCATACGAGTAAGCACCCCGTAGTTTTCATTCTCAGGGGATAGAATAACTCCAATGTCTTTGACTGTAAGCTCGTCATCCCCCAGATCTATAACTAGGTCATAGCAGGACAGCCTACCTTTCTTGTTCACCTTGGAGCACTTACGCTTAATGATTTTACCTGTATGCGCTTTCTTTGGCAGTTCTACAAACTCAGAAGGGCCACCAAATAGCTCATAAGGAACCCCCTGCATAAACCCTACTACGAATGTCCACTTCTGACCGTCTATGGTAGCCTGCTTAATCTCTGCGTGTAGCTCTTTAGGGCGCTTAGGAGCGTGAGTGGCTGTGATCTGACCGGAACTAGGCTCAGACACTAGAACGCCTGACCTAGACCCGTCTACGTACACTGTGACACCTTTTAGTCCAGACTTCCAAGACTGCATGTAGATTTTCTGAACATCCTCTACTGTTGCCGTTTTAGGCAGATTGATCGTGCTACTGATCCCATGATCAATGAACGCTTGGATCAAGCTCTGAACTTTAACTCGCTCCATAGGATCAATATCCTCAGACGTTACAAAGTAATCAGGAAGCTCTGTGTACTGAGGAAACTCTTTGAAGTACTGATCTGCGTTGTGGTGGTATACCGTAAACTCTTGCCACTTATCCCCATTCAGGTCTGTAAAGTCCACTTTAGCGTTTTTGTCAGAAGGGTTTATTTTCTTCCTACGGGTATAGGCGTTTCTGAACACAGGCTCTACCCCTGAAGACGTTTGAGACAGAATAGAGACTGATCCAGTAGGAGCCATTGTAAGAAGGCTTATGTTTCTCCTACCTTCCTTAGCCATGCCGTACTTAACCCCAGTAGCCAGCCTTGAAATGAAAGGACAATCCTGTTCATTCTCACTCTTGTACGCAGGAAAGGCACCTCGCTCTTTAGCAAGGTCTACAGACGTATTATACGCCACATCTCTAAGGGTGGAGTACACTCTGTTTAATACAACAAAAGCCTCGTCTGAATCATACACTACTTCAAGCTTAGCCAGCATATCTGCTAGCCCGTGAGTGCCCAGCCCTGTACGCCTGCCTTCTATAGCGGCTGTACGCAGCTTTATTAAAGTTTCCCGCTCTTCTGACTCTGTAGTCTTATCTATTATTTTTGTTAATGCCTCTATCTCTAGGTCTACTAGATCATCCATCAGACGCATCGCTACTTTAACAACTTCACTGAAGTGATCATAGTCGAAGTCAGCATCTTGACTGTAAGGAGAGGACACAAAGTTAGTCAGGTTGATAGATATTAACCGGCAGGAGTCGTACTCCGATAGAGGAATCTCACTGCACGGGTTTGTGCTGACTGTCTTAAACTGTGGGTAATAATCAGCAGGAAGCTCTCTAGTGATGTTATCCCAAAACAATAACCCCGGCTCTGCGGACTTATGCGCGGAAGACGTAATTAAATCCCAAAGGTCTCTAGCTTTAAAGGTCTTAGTAGTAGTGGCTTCCTCTACTGGAACGTCTACAGGGAACTGAGTAACCCAATCTTCATCGTTCTCTACCGCCTGCATAAAAGCATCAGACAGCTTAACGCTAACGTTAGCTCCTGTAACCTTGGTCTTATCCTGCTTCATGGTTACGAAGTTAGCGATGTCTGGGTGCTTAATATCCATCGTTAGCATGAGTGCTCCACGACGCCCTGACTGACCTACCATCCGAGTGATGTGGGAGTACAGTTCTGCAAAAGACCAAGCCCCTGTAGAAGAGCCTGCTGAGTTATTGACCGATGCCCCATCGGGCCTTAAGCTGGACAGGTCTACTCCTACCCCTGCTCTTCTCTTATACAGATTGGCTAGCTCTTTCCCGGTCTCCATGATAGAAGACATGTTGTCTTTTGGGCTAGCTACCACCACGCAATTAGACAGCGAGATGTTTACATACGGATTACCCAGCCCGAACATGGGACTGCCCTGAGGGACAATATACTTGAACCCTTCCATGAACCCGTAGATAGTCTCCTCACTGACAGGGTTAGGGTACACTTGTTCTACCCTAGCAAACTCTTTTGCCATGCGGCGATGCATGTCAGCCGGTGTTAGTTCTCTAAAAGGTAGTTCTGTGTCTTTAGGGTCTCTTAGTGCGTACTTAGACCTGAATGTGTCTGCTGCTAGTTCGTCTCCATTAAAATAGTCTAGAGATGCGTTATACACCTGATCTGCGGAATACCGGTCAGTCATTCTACCCTCGTGGCTTAGTTGATTTTCTAGTTCTGGTGGGATTGCTCTTATCATGTTTGGATAGACTAACTTGCTTCTTAAGGGTCTTGTTTAGTCGCCGCTGCTGCTCCTTTTTGCCACGGTTCATGTTCACAGTAGGCTCATAATAATTGCTACTAACGATAGCTTTAGCTAGTTTTAGCTCTACTGCAT